CCTCATAATTCTTAGCATCACTAAAATAAAAATTACAAGTTAATATGTTTTGTCTTCTTATGAACCAATGTTGGAACATTTCTCCAATAATATCATCATGGTGATATTTAAATTCAGAACCTTGATTATATCTACGAATAATCATTTCAGAACAGTGAAATGATTTTGTATCATAATATGACCAGTTAAATGCTCTAATCTTATCGGCATATTCTTTGAGACCATCTACAAATATTCTGTCTTTTACTCTATCAATATACTCTATATCAGGATCAAAATAAGTGTCAGCATTATCATTTAATAATCCATCTGTGTAGGGTGTAGAGTAATCTTTTTCAAGATTATTTAAAGAGTTTACTACACTCTTACAAATATCTTTATCAATAAACGATGGAAGATATAATATGTGGTCAGACATATTATTACTAAACTGTCCGTTTAGTATTTCATTTTTGATTATATTGTCATTGTCAGAAATTTTTAATGTCATTTCTCAAATACAAAAGTTGCCAATCCAATATCATTTAGAATATTTTTTAGATTCTTTTTTAAATATTTTGCACTTATTTCAAGTGTGCGAATATGTGGTGTTTTATCTTTTTTATCAATATTTTTTAGATTCTTCAACCATAGATCTAACGTTGGTTCTAGTCCATAATCATAATGTTCATCTTGATATGTCAGATTAAAACCATAATCATTAAACATTGAAATGATAGTGTTTTTACCATACATATTCATCATCCAAGCATCAGAATATTTTTTGTGGTGAATACTATTTTTTAAGTGGTATTCTCTTAATATTATTTTATCTGAAAAATTTGATAAATTAGATATGACTTTTGATGGATTTTCAAGATGACAAAATGATTCAATGAATAAACAAATATCATATTGTTTATTGGGTTTAAATTCATGTAGGTCATTATGAAAAACATCAAATATATTATTGTTTTTAATATAATCAAATTGAGTTTTAGAGATTGTAACTCCACTGGTTTTACATTCTAAATCTCTTTTAATTACCTTTCCTGTACCACCCCATCCACATCCACAATCTAATACAGTTGATTTTTCGGGGATAAATTTATACAAATACTCGATTGAATTATAAAAAATATCTCCATCACCCCAACCCACATGATAATGTAAATCATCCCCTATGATTTTTTTCCATATTTCGGGTGAAGTATCATCATAGAATTTATTTACACTTTCCCTAGCAAACATAATTTTAGAATTATTCATCGTTTTATATCCAATATTAAATTAATACGATCTTTATCTGTATTATTCCATGCTCGATGCTCAAAAAAATCATTAAAACCTAAACATTTGCCGTTTTCCCACTCCCTCTCTTCACCTTTAACACAAAATTTAATATCACCTTTAGGAACATCTAACCCCAAATGAATTCTTCTAATCTTTCTATCTCCTCTATGTAATGGTAAAGAACGACCAGCAGGTAACTTAGCGATTTGAATTGATATGACTTCAGAACGATCCTCAAAAAATTTTATAGTTTTATTGAAGAATTTAGTACATATTGGTGTAAGTTTCAAATTATTTTTTATTTCTTCCTTGTTTCTTTTATGGAATGAAGCATACTTTGGATAAAATATTTTAGTTGCTAATAAAACAGATTCCCATATACTTTTTTTATTCATATACATTCCATACCAACTATGAGACTTCTTGTATATACCAAAATCATCATTCTCTAACCATTCATTCATTCTATCTAAGTTTTCAACATATTTACTCACAGGAGTATCTTTACTCCTTAACATCTTTAAAGATGCTTCATGCCCTTTTGTCCAGAATACGGCATTTTCATCATAATCATTATTTACTTCATCAACAAAATTGAATTTATTAAATTCATCAAGAATAGTTAAATAATTATCTTCTAGTATTTTACAAACTTCATACTTAGATGTATCAAGATAACTCATAGTCAATATGTAATATTTTTAAGGGAAATGGTCTAGTAGAAAATTGATATGTATGTTCCTCATTACCAAAATTAGTTAATTGAGGTGAATTAATAGGAACTTCTTTACCTTCAATCTTTAGTATAGCATCTTTTGGGATATTGTCATAGAATATAATATTTCTATAATCCTTATCATAAGTCCACGGATCTCGATGAGGATCCACTGGTCCTAATGCTTCTATGTAGTGTACAGTATATATTCTATCATCGGAAAATAATTTAGTCAATTCTCCAAATATATCTGATCGTACATACCCACTACCAATATCCTCATACTTATCTATCTCAATATCCATACCATCCACTTCTATCGCATCATAATGTTCACAAGTTACTCTCATATCTTTTTTTACCTTTAAATATAAAAATCTACATTTAAACATTTCCGTATTATTATTCATAATGCGATAACTCATTCTATGGGAGAACTTTCTTAAAGTTGGGTTATCTCCCGTATCACAGTTATATACAAACCATTTATCAGCATCACAATTTAGATTATCTAAAAAGTTCTGGACTTTATCTTTATTTTTTAATAATTCATTGACTATCATAATTTCGTAAACATCACTATAACCCCACCATTAAGATTAACATCATATTCTTTATCTTTTAATTTGGCATAATCAAAGAGTTTTAATTCTTTTCCATTAACAATTGGATTTCCATCAAAACAAATTAACCAAGAGTGATCATCACCACGAAAAGACTCCTCTATTATTTTTCCATCCCAATCGTCATTTTTATCTAGAGGATTGAATCCCGCAACATAAAAATTATCATGAGCTTGACAAAGAACATTTTTGTTAAGATATTTTTTAACATTAATTAACTGTTTTTCTTTTGCAATAGTTCTGGAACCAATACCATCATCATCACTTATTTCATAAAATGATGCCGAGCCATGTATGAAATATTGATATAATGTGTATCTAAATTTTGAACGTTCAATTCCTATGAAATCTTTTCCACCAAGTTCGGCACAAAGAATAAATTCTTCACACCTTTTTAGATATCTCTTAGCATACGATTTTGTCATAATTCAACCCTTCTCGCATTTAAACGAAAACGTGACTTAAATTCATGTTTTTGTAAATCATAAAAATCATATTTAATGACTTTACCCACTAATTTTTCTAAATTTAAATCACCTTTAATAATTTCAGAATTTTTATTATCGTCTAATATTGGTTCATTTCTATTCTCCTCGGCAATAATACCTGATCCATACTTTGCAGATAAAGTATGACTAAAAGATTCGGCATCATATAAATCTAAGGTTTCACAATTAATTGCTACCTTTTCATGAGAAAGAATAGAATTTCTCGAAGTCTCTTTACAAAGTTGAATAACTATCTGATTTGTTTCAGGTAGATATTCATCTATTCTAAAAATTATATTCATGATAAAAATTATATAATATTATATATTAACTACTTATAACAGTTGTAGAGTAAACAATTCTAGCGTTTTCTTCAGCAATAGCACCACTACCAGACTCCGTGATATTAACTGTGTTTGCTGCTCCTTCAACTATAATAGAATATCCTGGTGTTCCTGCTTCTCCAGGTTCACCTGGACTTGTTCCATTTTTCTCCATATCATCAACTGGTTCTTGACCTCCAGTTTCCTCTCCCTCATCTACAGGTTCTTGTGGATCACATCCTCTTCCACCTTCACCACTTATGCCATCAAATTCTCTAGACACCTGATGATCTCCTCTTGAACCACCTTCAGTTGCTGTTCCATCTCCTCCAGGAAATTCAGCATCTATATAATTTCTATTGTCATTACCATCATATCCTTCTCCACTTATACCACCTTTTCCAGCTGGTACGCCAGCACCACCTCCTCCTCCACCACCTTTTAGGTACTGGTCATCTTCAGCGTCTTTTTCTTGGTCTTCTGTAAGACCACCGCCACCGCCACCGCCACCGTAACCTGCTTGAATATATCCTTTATTAATAATTTGTGTCGGAATACTAGTTGTTCCATAATCTATTCCCAGTGCACTTGTTCCTGTACTTCCACTTTCAGCTTTTCCACTAACCGCATTTCCATCACCACCATCACCACCAGCACCATAAATTGAACCAGAAGCACCAATATGAACTGTTAACTGTGTTCCCGTTACCCATTCACCAGTTCTCATCGCACATTGTTGTCTATTAGTATTTTTATTATTTTGATTTGATCCACTACTAATCTGTTTATTTACATCAATTATAACTCTACGTCCATTCATATTGGTAGCTGCTGGCCTAGTTCTTAAATTTCCAACACATCTAACCACAGTTTGATTTGTGTTTCCGTTATATATACTTCTCGCATTTTGTTGTGAAGGATTATCACCAGGTTGTGATGTCATTCTTACAACAACATTTAACTTGGCATTGTAAAAATTTTCAAAAGAAAGTGAACCAGTTCTAGGTATGTCAGTATTACTAGAAGGACCAGCATTTTCATCTAGTGGTAAATCAGTAAGACCATCAATGTCTTCTTCCTGTAATCGGTAGTCCTCCATACTTACTGGACCGATATTATTTCCAGGATTAGGACCAAACTCGTCCTTTATATCCCTCATACTGATTTGTCCAGAACCTTGTATTGGCATAATTCCTAGTGGGTGTGTTTTTTAAGTTGATCGACCTCTGCTTTAAGTTCCTTAATTGCCTCAATTAATAATGGTACAATTTTTTCATACTGAACTGTCATGTACTTCCCATCAACTGGAGCTGGAGCAACTGCTTCAGGTAATACTTTCTTGACTTCTTGTGCAGAAACACCAACATATGTGATGTCTGTATTAAATCCTAACTCAGCAGCAGTTTCATTAAAATTATAAGTAAATCCACTTAATGATACAACTTTATCTAGAGCATTTGTAATTTCTGCTTTGTTAGTTTTAAGACGATCATCTGATGCGAAAGCAATAATATTACCATTAATGGTAAGTTGATTGCTATTAGGGTTATACTTAGCACCAGCATCAACTCTTATTGTCGCACCAGATTCAGTGCTGGAAGTTTCTTTAAAGAGTAAGAATTGATCCGCATCTGTGTCATTTGCGGTTACATCTACAGTATCGGCACTAGCAGCATTACCAGTAATGTCACTTGTCCATGAGGGTTTTGAAGAACTACCATTAGATTTTAGTATTTGACCATCAGAACCAGCATCTAAAACATCTGAATTATTATTTGATGATTGATATACAATTTGATTTGTACCAGTAATAGCTAAATCATCTGCTGTATTGGCATTACCTTGAAGACTTCCTGCAAAAGTGGTTGCGGAACATACACCAGCAGTAGCATTATACTGTAATCCACTATGTGTGACTATTCTAGGTGCATTAGTGCCAGCTTCAACGATAGCTACTCTATTTACATCTAAATTATTTCCTTCAAGAAAACCAGCAGATACTATACCGACAGTATCGATATTTTCAGATATGAATAGATTCTTCCACTTTTTCTGCAGACTACCTAAATTCTTAGCATCATTATCTTTAGGAAGAAGATTTGAATTAATGCTTCCACCAATTAATATTGTGTCAGTTGATATATCTCCGAGTGATACATCACCCTTGGCATTAAGTAATCCAGTAACTGTGGCAGCTGCTCCAACCATTAAATTACCAGTTGTAGTAATTCCAGTAACTAAGACACCAGAAGGTTCTGTTTTGAATTTTTCATTTCCATCCCAATATAATTTCTGTTCATTTTGTGTAAATACTGCTCTGTTAGTACCATTTACATCATCAACTATTTCAACGTTAGCAGTGCCATTAGCACCAAGAATAAGTCTCTTACCATCTATGACATCAAGAACTATTGGTGTACCAGACACAGTAGATCTATGAAGATTCATCTCAATGTCACTACCAGAATCAATTCGATAACCTTCATTTGAAGTGCCAGCTTCTATAGCGATGTGTCCATCTGTTACATTAAGATAATCAGTTATCGTAGTAATACCACCAACGTTTAGATTGTTCTCAACACCAAGACCACCATTCTGTATAACCAAAGCACCTGTATCTTTATTAGTAGATTGAATCTCAGCAGTAACTTCAATAGCAGATTCAAGTTTTAATGAACCTGTTACCGTAAGACTATCATTAATTTTAACTTCCTTATTAAAGGTTACAGGACCATCAAACTGAGATAAAATCTTATTGGTTCGACCACCTTCAACAATTAATCTTTCTTTAACAACAACCTCATCAAAAATAACCGACAATCTTGAGGGATCTTCACCTGTAATCGTTGGAATCGGAGCATCAAATGTTCTTTCCTGACCAGTAGCAGAACTAACTCTCTTGTTACCAATAAAGAAGTCACCTCGGTTGTTCATACCAGTATAAACAACAGTTCCGCATGATTTTTCTTGTGATTGTACTAAAAATTCTTCTCTTTCGTTAAGTGTTCTTACCTGAACTTGAGGTAAACCAGTTGAATAGTTACCTGGACCATAACCAACATATTCAAACGTATGACCCGAAGCACGAATAATCGAGGGTCTTCTTAATTCTATTGGTAGTGGTTTAATCTTTCGAATTACCGAATTAACAGTGTGTGGTTTCTGTATTGTTCCTAAAACACCACGAATTACAGTAATTTCATCATTTTGAGATCCTGTTAATACAGAACTGGTAATTCTCATCATTTCTGCATCAATTTGAATATAGGATCCAAGTGGTAAACGATTTGCTGTTCCAATACCAGCATTAGGAACATCGACTCGAAGTGCTGTTGCTGTATTGGTTATATTGGCGACTAATTTTAGATTTTCACCATCATAGAATGACATACCTCTCGCACCGAGACTCTCATTTGCTGCATCAGATATAGCATCAGCAGCATCCATTCCATGACGTAAAATTCTACCATCGGTTACATTTGAAGTTAATCTAGGACTTGTGGAAGCACTGAATTTAACTGGACTTTCAACTCCTTTTACGTTGAATTCTCCTAAGTTAACATTACTTGAATTAACTACTTGGAATGAATTACCAGCAACTAAACCATGACCTGTGGATGTGGTGAATGTACTAATTCCAGATGTAGATTCATAAACACTATTAACAACCTGTGAAGGACCTAAATTTATCGCAAATTCACCTATCGATGGAACTGGATCACCAGTTGTTCTCGCAAGACTAACTGTTGTAGCTGAAGGAATTGAAGTAATTCTTCCATAAAAATCAGTTGAAGTAGAAAGACCTGTAATTTGTAGAACATTATCTAAATCGGAAGTTGTTGACAATCCAGCAGCAGTAACTACAAATCTTGCATCAGCATTACCATTACTAATTTTTGCCTGTTCAAAGTAATATGTTCCAGCAGCATAGGCAGATCCACCAGATGTGATGTCAACAGTTGATACGCTATTACCAGCGACAACCACTTTTGCGAGAGCTCCAGACCATGTTCCAGCTTGATTACCCTCTAAAATTTTAACGTTATGATAAGTTCCATTTGTATATCCAGAACCAGGAGTAATGGAACCAGTTACAAGTCCTCCAAGATTATGTCTTCTATCAAAAGTTAGAGTGGCAAGAGTATCTGTTGTAGATACACCAGAAATTCGAAGACCTTGACCAAAATCTTGGACTAATTGGTTTAATGATTCTCTAGTAATACTATTTTTTAGTTCGTTTGTAACGACATCACCTAGAGGATTTCTAAGAGCAAAAGATTTTGCTGTTGGAGGATTGTCCTCAATGTTATCTCTATCTCTTTGTGGATATAAGTCAACAACTCTCTGACTGTATGAGTTATTTACAAATTCCTCAGTAACAGTATTATCTGCTTTTATGACAAAAAGATGATATACTCCATCCTGAATATCCTGAATATAAGGTGTTATAACTTCATTTCGATAGATGTAGTAGTTTGATTTAATATCATTTCTTTCAAATCTAGGAGAAAGTTTAGTTCTATTAGAAATATTATTTTGAAGTGAACTAGGAATTGTATGAGTTACCCCATTTACATCAGTTCTTGAATATGTAAATGTTTTTTCATCAGTGATACCATTAACTTCAAATGTTCCGTTATATCCAACATCAAATGTTCCAGCAGTGTTAGAAGTATCTGTAATATTCCTAACATTAATGTTTTCACCCACTTTTAAGTTATGTGGAAGTTCTGTTTCAATAGTAACTGTAGTTCCCGAAACTGTGGCATTATCAATTAATCTTAAGTTTTTATTGACATTGAACTTAGTTCTCGCAGCTGGTTCTAATGTTGTAAGCGTGAGATCAGCATCGTCAATTGCTCCTGTGCTACTTGATTCCTGAATAATAAATCCTTCTTCTGGATTTTTACCCTGAATTGTTTCTTTCGGAATTACTACACGTAACTTATAAACTTTTTCATCAAGACCTCGTGGATCATCAATTCTCTTAATAGTTGTAACAGCTGTTTTCGGACCAAGACCAATATCGCCACCAACACCAAGTGTTGATATACCTGTATAAATTGAATTATTAGTATTAACATGTAAGAACCAATTATTAACACTAGTATCAAATTGTACTGGATGTCCTATGTCTCCAGCTTCTTTATCATGAACTCGACTTTCAATATAAAGATTTGTTCCACCAAAAATTATAATTTCAGTTCCGTTACTAGCATTTGTAGCGGAAGATGCCAATTTAATTTCATTATTATTACCTAAATCAATCGCATAATAAAGTTTGTTATCCTCAATATTCTCTGGTAAATCACCATCGTGACTGAATATTCTAATTTTTTCACCAGTTTGAATCTCATGAGATCCTAGAGCTAATTTATTAGCTGTTGGTCCTGATTGAACAACATATTTTTTTTGCTTCGATGATGTGCCTTGAATAACCGTAGCACCTACTCCTAAAGAATTGTCCGTCATGAAAATGGACGCTTCAGAATTAAAATCAATAGCTCCATTCTTTGCGACAAATCTTATAGATAATTTATCATCTTGCCTAGCACCAATTCGATAACCCTGTATTGATGTTGGAGGTGGATCATCCTGATTTGTAAATCCAAATAGATAAAGGTGACTTGAAATACCAACAGCAGTTGTAACACCGACATCAATTGATTGGAAATCAATATTCGCATCACTTCCTGTAATTGCTCTTGGAGTTATTATCGAAGTTACAAATGCATTATTATCCTTAACAAACGCTGCTTTTTTAAATCCTTTTGATGATAGTGATATTTGACCAAAGTTTGAGTTAGAGTTTGTAACCGAAGCGTCACCACCAGCATTTGCATCAAAATGTTGTTGATAACCTATCGCAAACACGGAAACTATCTGCATGATGGCATCATTATCCATCTTAATATGAGTTGTTCCCCATCCTTCTCGATAAACAGCATCAGAATCTAAATGGTAAACACTCGCACTATCTGTGGATGATGATTGAGTTGATAGAGAAGAACCTCTAACCAAAGTAACATTTAAACCTTCGTAAGTTCTATTAGACTTGTCATACTTAACAAACGCACGATCATCTTTTTGTAGTGATATACCAGTGAACTGAGCAACAACCATTGAACGGAATCCAGTTGCTCTGTTTCCATCAGCAAGCATACCATTCATGCCCCACACAGAACGTAAAGAGCAGTTAAAGATATATGGAGATGCACCAGATACGGTATCAGTCTCAATCGTTATTGTTCCTGTAGCAGCACTTGGGTCTGGTGGTAAATTATTTCGAACAAATGGTAAAATATATGTAAATTCAGTCGCACTAATTACACTTGAAACTTTTGTGGATATATTATAATCAGGGACTGGAACACCCTTAATTTTAATTGGAGTACCTGTATTTAATCCATGAGCAGTCGTTGTTGTGACAGTAATTGTAGTAGAAGGAGTCGCACCATCACCAGATTTAATGGATGCCATAGCGATTGGATCGTTGGCAAAAGCACCAACAATTTCAAATTCTGGTCTTTGTGGTGCGAAACCTGTCTCACTTGTAGGATATCTATCAGCATCTAAAATATTTCGAGTCGATGATACATTATAAGCATTTGATAATTTAGCATAATATTGACCCAAATCTGTCAATGTATATCCTTCAGGAACATTTACACCATCCGCATACTCAAAACAACTTAATTTATGGTGGGAGAACGTTGGTTTTGACTGATTACTTGTACCGAAATCACTCTTATCTGTGTATACTAATCCATTTTCATCAGCATCAAACATTGAAAATTGCCAAAAGTAACAAGTACCAGTGACTCTAAACAGAGAACTATATGGTGCATCTGGATCTGTTGGATTTGGAACGTACTTAGGTCTTATCTTTGTCTTTCTTAAATCTAAACCTACTAATGACGTTCCACGGGGTATAATTACACCACCATTTATACTATTAAATTTGTAAAGTATATTATCTTCTTCTGTTAAATCAAAATTTGAACTGAGTGTTAAGGATAATTCAGATGCTGAAGCAAGTGCACCAGATGGAGATACAACTTGTGCTGCACTTGAATTGCCTGGATCTACTTTAATTCCAAAACCTGGTCGATTATCAATCGTATGATCACCAGGATATATCAATATTGTTGTCTTCTCAATAATATCATTATCATTTCCACCCAAATATGAAAACCTAGCAGACTCAAGAAGAGCTCTTTGAATCGTCTTAAACGGTTGAGTTAAGGAATTTCCCTGATTAGATATACTATCAGTTGCGTCTATATCATTTGGGTTGACATAGAGAATTTTACCCTCAGTGTTCTTTATAAAATTCTCTAGTTTATTAAGAGGCATCGCTTATTCTACACAAAATATTAATACTATGTTCTATTTAGTTACGTAGATCTTCCTCATAATAATACTCGATATCATCGGGCATATCTTCGGGATTTTCTAGTTCTACGGGAAAATAGAAAGGGTGGACTTCTTCGGATATTAAATATCCAAAACTTTTGTACATGTCCTCTGGACTATATGGTCGATTCGCATCTGCTGATCTACAAAGATCATCATCCCATAAATGTCCTTCTGGTAAATCATCAAAAGTAAATGGTACTTCATTAATGAAGTACATTTTTACTATTCTAGTACCATCCTCAAACCAACAATATTTAATGGAAATTTTATACACGGATTAACAACCATCGTTATTTTCTTCGGTATGTATACGAACTATTTCATCATCATTATCTCTTTCTAGTAATTGAAGACGATAATCATCATGAAGTTTTTCTAACGCTTCCTTTGTTTTGTCCAAGATAGTAATTATTTAATTGTATTTATTTATGTCATGATAAAGTGTCATCGTCCAACGGTTTACCTGCTTCCTCTTCACGTAGAAGAAGATCCATGACATCTATTGATCCTTGTAATCTAAGATACTGATCTTTTTTATTATTATATTGATTTTGTATTTCAATAATTTCTTTTTGAAGTTCCTCCCTCTTTTTTAAAAGATCTTGAAGTAATTCTTTTTGCCTCATATTTTTATCAAAATGTACCTTATATATTATATTATACTCTAAATAACTAAAAAGTCAATATGCCTTTAAAGATATACAAAAGAATTGGTTTAAGAAGAGATCAAAATTTAGCAGATACTTCAAATCCTGTTTCAGCATTAAATAATTTACTTAATGGGTTATCGAATATTTCTGGTGGAAGTTTCATATCAGAAGATTTAGATGTAATTAGAGATTTATATACAAGTGGAATAACAACCACTGAATATCGACAAATTGTTAATACCGCAGTTCAAGAAACAAATGAAGATGGAAATACATTTACAAGTAGTCCATTAATTACTTTTAAAAATCGTTTAGATGTTTTTTCTTTATTTACATCCTCCACCACTAGAGGTGGAAATGGATTGACAGCTAATTATTATTCTAACGATAATGTTGATGAGACTAGTCAAGATATTTTTTCAGGAACTCCTTTTAAAGTTGATACTTTTTGGGAAGATGGTGATTTTCAATACTCTGGTAAATTAGATCCAACATCAATCGATGGTGATGGTGGTATTTTATGGGAGGGATTTTTTGGTTCAACCATAACTGGTACTCATACTTTTAGTTTGAATAGTGTTAATTGTTATACTTTTGAATTTGAAAAAGAATCTCATCATACAAGTGGCACAGGTGATAAGTATGAAGAGTTAGCGAGATGTAATTTAACAAAAACCGTATCTGGATCTGCTTCTGGTGCTGGATCACAAATCACTCTTACCACAGCATCTGATACAGTAAATGTGTCTATTGGAATGAGTGCAAGCACTAGTGGAACAAATCGAATATCAGACACAGCTGTGGTTAGTCAGATAAATTCAAACACAGGTGTCATTACGTTTGAGGTTGATTCTGGAAATGCAGTTACAGGTAGTTTTAGTGGATCTAACAATGTAACTTTCTTTAAAAAGATGGGTCAATCAACGAGTGATAGTATTACTATACCATATGTTTTAAACAAATTAGAAAAGTATTGTATAAGAATAAAATATTTTATTCCAAATTCTGTCAGTCCATCTACTGATCCTAATAATGAACCTTTTGAGAAGCAGTTTGGTATTAATGTCACTCTACCTACAGGAGGATCTGGAGATTTAAGATATACTTTTTTATATGCTACTGATTATGTTTTTAGTGAAAGCACCTTTGAGAATTTTATCAACAATTCAATTAAATTTGGAGGAACAACTTTAGTGTCTGCTCTCGGTGGAGAAACAGATAAAGATGATTATATTAAAGTTAAAACAACTAAAAAAATTGATGTGAAGTATCAACCAAAAACTTCAGTGAGTGATATTGTAAGAGCAACCATTGGTTGTGATTTAACAAACAATTCAAAAGTTCTTTCTATCAGTAATACAAATAATATTGAAGTTGGAAATATTATTTTTGGAACAGGTATTCCAAATGATACTGTTGTAGAAGATATTTTAACTAATAGTTTTATTATTATGAATAATAGTGCAACTACAACAGCAACAAATACACTAACATTCATAGATCATCGTGGATTTGTAAAAAAAGTAACTGGAAGTAGTAGTGGAACCACACTCACAATATCAAGTGGTAATACTACTAACTTAAGAACTGGTATGATTGTGCTTGGAAATGATGGGACTAATGGTAATTTTTCTTCATATACTGGAATTACAACCACAGGAAGTTCTACACAGGTCACACTTTCTTCTAGTAAAACTATGACTAGCACGGAGTTGTATTTTTATCAAGATCAAGGTTTAATTAATGATTCTTTAAGTGCATTCTGTACACCAGTAAGTACTGAATGTTTAGTCGTCACAACACAAACAAATGCAGCAAATACCACCATTCCAGTTTCAGGAACAGCAGCATTAGATAATTCTGCTACATATCGGGTTCTTGGATCTCAATTTGCGGCCAATACTCAAATAACCACAATTAATACTAATAATATTGTAATCAATAATGCCACAACAGCAAAACTCTTAGTGAATGAAAAAGTTACCGTTACAAAAGAATCTAGTGATATTAATGAAAGAGTTCTATGTTGTCCACCAAAGGATACATCTCCACCATTTACACCAACTGAAAATGGACTATCGACTAAAACGATTCGACCAAACTTACAAATTGCCGATGGTAATTTAAAATTTGATTCTTTAACTATTACTGGTATTTCTACAATTACAGCATTAAGTTCTGACTTAAGTGAAAATTCTACAAGATCATTTGGTATAACAACACCTACAGGATTGTTTAAAATTATGTGTGAGTAATTATTCTTTTAATAATAAAGAATATGTTTCACCATTAATTATAACTGGGAATTTATGTGTAAAAGAAGTAACATTTGATGAAGTTTCTGCATTCGTAGATGTTCCTCCGATTGATATGCTATTCACAAGAGTTAGTTCTGCTACCGAGACTTCAAGACTATCTGTAGATAAAGTTCCAGTTCCGTCAGCACTTCCTAGTTCTTCCCAAGGATTGTTATCACTTGAAAACGCACGGGTGCTATTAATAAAAACTCCTGGAGATTTAGGATCATCTAAATCAGATACACTATCATTAAAACTAACTGGATCATCAACTTTAATTACACCTTCAACTTTAATATCAGTATCTGCTTCAGTGTCAGCATTTTTCTTATATTTTCTAGATATAAAAAATTCAGCATTTTCAATATTGTCCTGAATAAATTCAAAAGAATTAAGTATTAATGGGTTTGCAACAGTATTAATTGTGCTAAAACTATCATCTTGTAGTGATATTGGATCAATTAAATTAAGAATATTATTTTGTGAAACAGCATCACTTCTAATAAAATTAAATATATTTGTGCTGGCAGTTCCTGTAATTGATATAGTATTTACACCAGTGACAGAAGTGCTAGATGTTGTTGAAAGTTTAAATTTATTTTCTCCATTTGAATTACATACAAAAAAAGTATCAGTTGTATTGAAAGTAGTTACTCCAAAAGATACTGATGATTCGAATTTAATTGGATCGTCATTAGTAAAAATAAAATTTGAGGAAGTTCCAAAATCAAAAAAACCATCAGTTAAAGTACTAAATCCAATTGTTGATATATTTCGTAAATTATTTTGGATTATCTGTAAATCAAAAGAAATACCAACACCACCTATATTATCAAGTGCGTCAAAATCATTTGGAGTTTCTAATAAATTTAAATCTCTTCGATAACCTTGATTTGCTATTGCCATTTAATTACTCCTAATATCCCAATTATTAGATTCTAATATAGTAATAAGATCAAGAGCGTCTCCACTTGGAGCAGCGTTGTTTCCATCAGCGAGATTTATAACAACATTTCTACGGGGTGCTGAAAGATAGTTTTCATATAAATCTGAAATTATTTGATTTACTGATGTTTGAGTTAACGAATTACGACCAACATCAATATACTTTATTTGTGTAATAGATTTAAATGAACCAGATTTATATGTTGTAAATTTATTATTATACATAACCAAATAATATAAGATTGGACATTCGCTAAAATCAGGTATTTGACCTGCGATTTGATTATTATGACACCAAAAATATCTCAAACTTCGTAAATTGGTAAATTGATTAAGTCCTGTAAAATTATTATTATATAGTCTTAATTGATTTAATTGACTTAAATTAGAAAAAGCTGGAATATCTCCAGATAATTTATTAAAAGCTAAATGAACATAGTTAATAGAATTTTTTTGTTGTTGAAAATTAGGACAATTACCAGTAAAAGCATTTGAATAAAGTCTAAGTTGACTTAAAACAGGGCATTGGTTAAAGATGTCTTTAATTTCTCCATTAGTTCTACCTCCACTATTCCACCATATATCTTTTAAATTAGGGGTAAATGTAAATGCGTTTGGATGTATTGGTTTATCTTTTAAAAATCTACCAGATGTTACTCTAAATACCTCTAATGATGATGTATTTTGAAAAGTTAATTCAGGAAGAACAAAATCAGTGCTCCCATTATGCTCTCCACCCTCGATTGAGGTATTTAATAAATCAATACGAACTAAACTTGTATTATTAAATTGTGGAAATGCTCCTGTTACAGATGTTGATTGAAGAATTAAGGTTTCCAATGAATTACAATTATTGAATTTATATGTACTACCATCAAACAAACTTAGATTTTGAGTTTCTTTTCTTATAGATACACCCCTAAAGCTAACTAAATTTGACTTACCATTTAAATTTGGTATTGGCAATCTTGTTCGACTAATATCAATATCTTGTATTGAATTATTGCCTGAAGCAATACTAAAACTATTATCTTGAAGTAAACCATTATCTTGCAACTTTAAGTTGACAATTGAGGTTGAAGTTTTAACAGATACTAACTGATCACCATTATCATCTGTTCCTGGAGCTGAATCAAACCCAGTAAAACCATTATCAACTATATTATAAGTTGTTACTGTGTTTGATACATTTGGACAAGTACAAACTCCTGGATTTGTAGAAGAAACAAATCTTGGTGATCCTCCACCTGCATGCGATAAAATTAAAGTTGTAAGATTTGTAAAACGACCCAAAATATCTTTTGGTATATCACGACCAAAAGTTCCACCTAATGTTAATGATAAAATACTAGATGGTATTTTATTAATTATAGTTTCATTAATTCTTCTCTCATCTGAATTATCGGATTGATTAAATGGATTTTTACTTAAATTTAAATTTATAAGACTTGGAGCAATGTCAGTAAGATCTGGAAAATTTTTTAAATCATTATTTTGAAAGTTAAAGGTAGTTAATCTAATAAATTTTGAAGTTGGTAGTTCTGAAATTTGTGCGTTAGGTATTTCAATAAAAGTAATATTATCAGGATTATAATAAAATTGAATAAACCTCTCCCTTGAAACTGATGACACATAATTGATGGTGGTAGTTGTTCCACCCCTTCTCAAAAATTTTGTAACTCCGCTACCATCAATTCCAGATATTTTCCAACTTGCAGGAGTATCTTGAATAAGTGAATTTAATCTAATTTCAGCATTTACTCTTCTAAAATATCCTCTGAATGTAAGAGGAATACCTTTCATCGCATATAAAAATCTAGTTTGTCCATCAATCGTTGCTTGAATTTTATGAGTGGGAAACTCAGAGGGAAATTCCTTTGCTTCTGGTATGATCGTGGTTCTTAACCTAGTACCAGTTGTACCAGATTGTGTTCCAAATCTTAATTCACCCCCAGTATTAAGAGCAACTTGTGCACCATATGATATTGGAGATGTTGATATTACTGGATTATCTGATGAACTCCAAGAACTAATTCTTGAAGTTGAAATATCAGCGATAGCGATTGATTTACTTCCAGTATCAGGATCTGTGGCAACATAACGATATCGGACAGCGTTTCCATCCAATGCACCATTAATTGATAAATTACCAAATAAAATAGAGGAATATCCTGCTTTTTCTGATATTAAAGGTTCATAATTTTTAGAATCATCTACATATCTCCCAAGTCTTCTAAAGATTGGTTCATTTAATCCAGATAAATTTCTAAAATCAAATTCATTAGCACCTGCATTTTTTGATCCTCGAATAATATCTAAATCCAAAATATTAAGATTAAGAGATCGTAATGCAAGATTACTATTTGGTATGTCTGCTAAATTTCTTTGTGCTTCTAAACCAAAAATTATGGGATTTCTAAGTGACATTATTGTTCTCCATAATTAATTCCCATTTCAATTGTGCCTGATGTATTTTGATTATTACCATCTTTAAATGTTTTTGCTGTAAAAAAAGTTGCTTGTGTATTAACTAAATTTGGTGTAATAGCTGTTCGATCAGGACCAAAAATTGTGGACATGTCAATTGTTTTTGATTCATTTTCACCAACATAAAATACATCCTTTAAAATAGATGGTCTCAATTGTTGAGTATTTTGAGTATCAATAAGAGCAGAAGATAATCTATCAATTTCTTTAAAATTAGTTGGAGGTGATCCATCTGATTCAGCTAGATTACCATATCTATCTACAGTAACATTTGGAGTTACAGCAAATACTGGAGAAATAGTTCTTGTAAAAGTTCCTATTTCTTCTTTTACTGAAATATTATTAATTACAGCATTATCTCCTAACTTAGCAACAAAGTAAAGGGGATATGGATTATAATTATAAATTCTAGTTACATCATGAACAGAGCTAACAAGTCTTAAAGGTCTTATTAGAAGGCAAATATCTGTTGAAGGAATACCTCCAACGGTGATGTTTGAACTAATTTCAATAAAACTAATATTATTTCCCTCTCCATCTTGATATGTTTCTTGTTCTGAAACATAAATGATAGGATTACCCTCATCATCTACAGGTAGTATAACTTTTAATCCTGTATCATAAGTGTCAGAAACCGCAACTTGACCGCCAGAAAAATTGATAGAAGCAGAAAATGTCCCTGTTTTTTGTAAAAAATGTCCTGCCACTGAAGTCAATGGATTTGATGTAATATATTCTACTCCTTCTATTTTTTGAGGATCTCCAATTGTAATTGTAATCAACGCACATCTACCACCACCTGGATTTGAAAGTTCAGGAATTCGTTGATCTATTACCATGTCATGCTGTGGATCACTAGCACCGTATACTTCACCTGTTTCTACACCTAATGGTGTGATATTACTAAATCTATGAGAATGTGTTCCACCCAAAATAAATTTATCAGGTAATATAGAGGTTGTTACACCCGCAACTTTCCATCCATCTAAAATTGTTGGTGTTGCTGAATCGATATCTGGTTCAATTGAAGTAACTCCAATTATATAATCTGCAAAATGAGCAAAAGAGTCTTTTGTATTTGGACTAACAAATTGAATATCAATTCTAGATCCTGTTAATTTTACAATGCTTGAAGCAACAGCATTATTAGGGTTACTTAATCTAACCTCATGAGGATATTCTTCACCTTTTTCAGCATCAAAATTTATCTCAACATTCGAGTTTTGAATCACATCCTGATATACAAATCCTAATCCAGCTATTTCTCTGGATGTTTTTTGATAATTTGTTGGTTTTAAACCTCTGGTACCAGGATAACCCACAATATTTGCTGAATCAAATTCATCATCATTTCCAGTTGGATCAACAGGTTCTAAGTATGTATTCCATAAAGTTGGAGCAATTAATTTTGATCCTCTATCAGTTTCATGAAATGTTGTATCAATTCCAACTATTTTATCTGATCCTATAAATGATACTCTAACTATTTTACCATTAGAACCTGTTTTCAAACCTGGCGTATATACATGACCGAATCCTGGACATCCATCACATTGTTTTACTTTTATTTCGGATAAAATATCTGAGCTAAAAGATGTTTTTATCGGAAAAATTGCTCTCTTATTAATTACTCCCTGACCAAGACTATTAAAAATTAAACTTTTAGATGAAATTCCCATTAATGTTTCTTCATTTTGAGATCTAACTTGTTTTTCTCCTGAAAAATTAGAATTTATAGTGGTGGTTCCTTCATCACCACCATCAATGTAGTATGAGGAACCGTACTTGTATATGAATATTGGTTCTCTTATATTTTGTCTATCAGAGACAGATATTGAATATCTTAATTTAAAATAAGAATCTTCTAAACATGGTTCTCCAAGAGAGTTTTCAATGACAAATGTATGAACCACAACCCATCTTGCTTCTCCATTTCCTGCTGGAATATAGGCATAAAATCTTGCACCAATCGCACCATACCATCCAAATTCAATTTTCCACATTGTAACCCTTGATGGTTCCAAATTATAACCTGAAGGACCATTTCCATTTAAAGGATCACCATTAAAATTGTCAGAAGGAACTTCAATAGTTTGATATATTTGTAAATCATTTGTATCAGGATCTATATCAAATCTATTACCTGAAGTTTGTGGTACTTGGTCAGAAAGTTTGAGTCCACTTCTTGCCAAAGCTACGGAACCTAAAGCAACTGTACTCCTTCGAACTATTGATAAATTTCCTTTAGTTATTCTAAAAACATAGTGATCAGTGGGATTTCCAATTCCCCATTCTGTAATATATCCAATTTTACTTTCTGTTGATGCTCTTACACCAAATGTAAATCCGCTTATTCTACCAGGTTGATATCTAAAAGTTCTTCTGGATTGAAGTAAAGCGTATATTGAATCAGTGGTGTTATATCCAGGTCTCAAATCTCCAGCTACTGGATATATTGTTGAAAATTTTTCAGATGTACCAGGCAAAATTAATTCCTGTACATCTTCAAAACCAAACTCTAAATTAGTGACTGGATCTCTTAATGATTTACCAATTATGTCTCTGAAAGTTTCAGTCCACGTATCTATTCTAGCAAATGAGGGAATAATTCCAGCAGCATACTCAACTTCATTTCCACCAAAACCACTGGGATTTACAAAAACATCACCAGGATTTAAAAAAGATCTCTTCCAAGAATCTGGATATGAGGCACCAGCAGGTCCATTGTAATACTCATGTAAATCATTTCCTAATTGTATAAAACTTATGTAGTTTAAATAAAACGATGGATTATATAATCCTAGTCTTTCAAGACGAGGACCAAATGGAAATGAAAACGCTACAGGAAAAACTCCAATACGAATTCCAGATTCTTGAGTTTCTTCAAATAATTTTCCTCTGTATCTCTCACCATATATTTGATTAATTCTTGTTTCCCAATTTGAATCACTAGTGCCTCCAGAAGTTGAAAAAAATTCAAATTCATCATTATCAAGTCCATATGATGAAACATCAGAAAATAAACTCAATTGAGTTTCCGCACGATTAACACCAAGTAATGTACTACTAACTTCACTTTGAGTTGGGAATTGTTCTCTAATTTTAAGAACAGGATCCGATTTTTTTTGTACAATAATTCTTCTTTGAATGTTTATTAATTCTGTTACTGTACTTCCAGAAAGGGTTGAATTTTCTGATAATCTATATTCAGTATTTGATATTTTTCTTGATATAATTGTTCCATCAGGTATATGATCACCACTAACTTTATCACCTACATTAACTCCAGTATTACTAGCTTGTAAAACAATTGTATTATTTGAATTACCATAAGTTGCTGTTACAATCCCAACAGCATCATACTCAACTCTAGTGAATCCATCAGCTTCTGATGGTAAAGTTACAGATGTTGATCTTTTAGCACTCGCATCAGGTAAGAAAAAAGTATCAACTTCAACAATTAAAGGATTTCCAAATTCATCAGTTAATATTTGTCCATTTCTAAAGTTTATTAAAACTTGTTCAGATTTTGGGACAATAGAAACTGGACGTTTATCATGACCAATAAATACATCCTTGCCACCATTTGTCATATATTATTGCTCCTCCCATGTAAGACTCGCAGCAGTTGAAGCAGCTGGATCTTCTGCCTCATAATTTTTAGAACATGATGCCATGAGATATAAACTTTCAATTTTATTTGTTAAAGGAAAAGAAAGGTATTCTTTATTATAATCAAAATAGGAAGAAAGGTCAAATTCTTCTCCAGTGGCAGGTATGAATAGAGTTGCTATAATTGTTCCTGTATCAGGAATAGGACTTCTATTTTCTTCACTAACTAAAATTGATGAAAGAGAATCCAATGTAAACTCACTTACAGATGGTGTTAATGGTACACCAACAGGACTCACATCTGTTTCACGCAAGAAAGGTTCAAGTGCCATTAATACAATTGAATCTTCAGTGGCATCTAAAGCGTAGAAATAATATCCATCATCCTCAATTCCCTTAGTTCTATCTGAACCTCTATTTTCAAGATATCCTAAAACACCAAACTTTTTCTCAGCAGGATCACCATCAAAAAATCCTCTAAACCATCCATAAGTTCCTTTTCCAATATCTCGAATATATTCAGCAAGAGATGGTGCGTCTGCACTAGCGTTTGTTATACGAACTGTAAATGTAGTTGTGCTTGGAACTGTAAGAACTGTTACGATAAGACTATAATCACCATCGATTGATCCACCATATCCAGCACTTCCCCCAGTTGAATCAATTATATTATCGAAAATTGGATCAGTCTCACGAGGATATGAATGGTTTGTAGCGTGATTATCAAGACTACATGTATATGTTAAAGATTCTTTTTTAATTCTGATTGTTGCTCCAACAGCTAAACCATGAGTAGCAGTTGTAAACGTAATTATTCCAGTGGAAGAATCATAAACTGCTCCATTCGCATTGTTTGCTATATCAGGAGTATCACCAGCAGATGCAGTTCCACCACCATTGGTTACAACCTTAATAGCATCTGTTAGTGAACTTAAAGCAGGTTTAAAAATATGAGTTCCAATGTAAGCAGTTAATCCAAGACCAACTTTTGTGGGTTTTCCTCTTCTACCAATATTTGTAAGTGTTGGAATAACTGGACCTGTGTTATTTGTAATAATATGGTCTGTTTGAAAAATTGGAGTTTTAAGTAAATCAACTTTAACAATTTGTCCAGTTGATCCAGTTGATAATCGAGTTGGATAAACTTGAGTTCTATTTCTCACTGATTGTCCAGTACTACTTTGAATAAAATCTCTACATTTAAGTCCAATTAAAGATACTGGTCTATCTGGTACAATTGTAATTGTACTTAAACTTGTAGTTGATAATGGAGCATTTAAATACAATCTATTACTTGAAATACCAACATGATCAATTCTTATGTTTTGATCTAAAGCTTGTCCTGTAATTACTTTTGCTCCAACATAAAAAGTTGTTGATAATCCAGAGTTTGAATTAGCATAAATGTATGGTTGTTCACTTGTGCTCGCTGCGGTTGTTAGTCCAACCTCAGTAGATCCAGTTCCAACAACAAAAGTTCTTTTCGACCCATATACGTCAATAGTTGTATCTGTGGCATGACTGAATAATTTTACAGTTCCCCTATCTCCACCATCAATATAATATGAAGCACCATATTTAACAATATGTTCAGAAGATGTCTTATATTGAGTTTCTTTTCTTAAATTATTAGCATATCCAAGACAATTCGGATTACCTCCACCATAAACCATATATGTAATTGGAAGAGTCGCATTACCAAGAGAAGCGATTTTCAATTGGTTAGATGCTCTTAAATGATGAACACGCACCCACCTTGCTTCACCAGGTCCAACAGGAACATAAGCAAGGAACATGGCACCAACAGCACCATACCATGAGAACTCAACTTTATACATGGTAACTTTTGTAAAATCAAGATCCCATATACTTGTATCAGTCACAGTTTCACCTGTATTTGAATCTACAACTATAGCTCCTGGTTTATCGGTAGCCACAGCATCACTAAATCGTAGAGTATCAGTCAAGGCATCTAATCTATCTCCACTAAATCTTGATCTTGGAACTCGGTATTCATAAACATTCCAAAAATCAATATGAACATTTTGATTTACCCATTTATGAAATGCATTATTAACTTTATCAACTTCAGTTGCTAGAGTGGATAATTCTGCATTAGTAGATGCTCTTGTATCGATGTATCCTTCTGTATTTCCAGAACTATCTTCGTAAACATATGGAAACATTCCTGTGCCCGCAGAGTCAACATTCGCATCATTTGTTTCTATTGTAGAATATTTACCGTGACTATTTGAAGTAACCGTGCTACCTCTTCCAACGAGTGTTGTGAGATTTTGACGAACTGGTAATAAAAATGGAACTGGAGTAACTAAACTATGATTTGTATAGTTAGTGTTGTTAGTTAAACCAGTTACAACTTGTTCATCTGAACCAGTGCTTATTTGTATTAAACTTGCGGTACATATTCCACTAGAAGTATCTACTGTAATACCATTAAGTTTATAAATTTGATCATCATTTAAACCACCTATTACACTCTCATTAATTCCTTTTGTATACCTTACATATTGACCTGTGGATAATCCAACTGCCCATCCACCTGAAACATAAGTTGTGGGAACAGTTGATACACCAACATTGACAACAAATTGAGTTGCTGAGTTTATGCCAACAACATTATATCCATCCTTTCTATTTGGATATACTTTATTCACTGGAGATCCAGTTACATTACATGTCATAGTAATGTCATACAATGTCAAAAATTTTCCTAGATGAAATTCATGATTACCATTAGTTGTAATCACCATCAAACCAGTTTGAATATCATAAGTTGTATGTGTTATTTGTTTTGTAGCATTTGGAATTTCAAGAACATATCCATCTGATACTGTACTGATGCTGACTTTACTTTCTGGTTGTAGTATTGAAGGATCATATACTCCAGCATGAGTCATCAATAAACTATCTCGAATGATGACCAAATGCCCAAATTCTTGATTTTTATATCCATCAGGAAGAGTTGGTGGATTTGTTGGAAGTGGTGGAGTGCCTTCGCCTGGAAGAGATTCAGATGCTCTAGGAGCAGTTGGATCTAATGGATTTGTAACACCATAATCATCTGTCTGTTGAGTTGGAAATACTAAAGGATTGCTTGGTGTAATTGACTGAGTTCTTCTAACAACACAAAAATTATCTCCTTCTCCACTATTTCTAGTCTCCCAATAATACCCATCATAATTATCAAATATACCATATTTACGAATTGCTGGATTTCCTATACCCACACCTGTACTAGCAATAGTTGTGGTTTTTACACCAAATGTAGCAGCAGAGACACGACCAGGTTGATATCTAAAAAATCTTTTTGAAGTTAAGACCGCATTTTTATCAGGTGGTGCTTCAATTAATGCACCAGATTCTTCAGGAACATGAGTTAATCCCCATCCCATGATTGTTGATCCAGCACCCGTATAAACAGTCGTTGTTCCTGCTGAAACTTCTCCATATTGCTCTGGTGTTGATGTCCATTCTGTTGGATTTACATCATAAGTGTTAACATCCGCAAAAATACCAAGAGCAACCTCAGATCTTGGAATTCCTAAGAGAGACAGAGCAACTTCCGACTGAACTTTATTCTGTTCAGCAACGGGAATTGTTGATTGGTCATTTGCTATAACAACAGGAATTGATTTTTCAGATTTTTGTTGACCAGGAGGAACTGGAGCAGTTCTACCTACAACTACAACAGCCGCATTATTATTAACATTAGTATTGTCTGCCATTTAAGTCACTCCTACTCTTCCTTTAGCGATTAAAAAAACTTTTTTCTTGAAAATAAATCCCGTATTAGGAGTTGCATTCGATCCACCAGTCGTATCGATAGTGGTGGTTCCAGGATTCGGATTGAACCTTAACTCTAAATGTTTGAGTGCTCCATCATGAATTTTACCAACAGTAAATTCAAGAGTACTTGGATCAGGTGTTAGTTCATGTCCTACTAGTTTAACAACATCACCTTCAGCAAATGTTGATACTTGGTTACTATCGGATAATCGAATAACATAGTTAGTGCATCCTGAACCAATTTTAGTTCCTCCACCAAGATTACCAGTAAACGCACCATCACCTCCCCAATATCCAGTAGCAATACCAACAGTAGTTGAAAGACCAGTTGGAACATTTTGAAATTCAGCAGCTATAATTTGGTATCCTATACTAGAAGATATTCCAAGAGTAGCTGTTTGATCTGATGTTAAACCAACTTGAATGTAACCATTTTCTCTTCCAAATGTTCCTGAATTTGGAGTTAGGAAATTGAAAGGTAAGAATGTCGCACCAAGACTTACTTGACTAGCATTTGTTCCACCCAATCCAACCATTGTACCAATTCCAGCACTCAACATACTTAATTGAGTTGAACTGATATCCTTCGGATTACCATCTTCTAGGTACTGTAGAACAGGACCTTCAAAAGTATTACCTCTAGTAATGTAGATATTTATTCCATCCCAATCACTATCATAAATGTCTGGTGATGGGAACCATTCATCAGCAGGTCCTAAAATAATATTATTACTTGTAGTAATTTTACCTGTAGCATATACATCGATACCAGTTCCACAATTACGAATAATATTACCACCAGTCGATGCAACTTCAACTACAGAAATGTCAACTGATCCTGGAAAATTTTCAATCAAACAATCATTTAATCTAAAAACTTTTGAACTTTGAGCATCAATAGGTTGATAATAAAATCTATCAGTTAAAGATCCATCAACAAAAGTGCTATTTTCAACAGATACTCTTTGAGATTCTCTCAAATATAAACCAGAACCTGATGAATTTCTAATTTCAATATCTTTAAACAAAGAAGAAGATATTCCTTTGAAGTATAGGAGATAATTATCACTATCATCTTCAAAATTAACATTGTTAACATTATTACCATCAAATGTAATATTTGAAATTGTCACATCAGATCCATTTGTAGTTCCAATTCCAACAAAATTACCATCAACAGATAAATTATTTCCACCACCATCAGTTAAATCACTACCAAAATATTGTCTTTTAATTATTGTATTTTTTCCACTACCTTGAAGTGTAAATCCAGTAGGGATAATTAATTTATTTGTTATATATGTTCCACCACTCAATACGAGTGTATTACCACCAGTAGCAGAAAGAGTATCAATCACAGATGAGAAAGCAAAAGTGTTATCATGAACTATTTTTACAGAGTTATCAGAATTTAGATTGTAATTTTCAGATAAATTAATTACACTTGAACCAAGAGAAACTACAGTATCAATTGCCCATCCCCTTTTATGTCCTGATGGAGTCAAAGGAAAATGAATTTGATTAGTTGTGGTTCCAGATCCAATAAATTCATTACTTTCTCCTTTACCAGCCCATGCTGTTTGATCATAATTACCAAAATCTTTATAGTTAATTAAATTAAGAGTTGAAGTTCCTAATTCTTTTCTACCTAAAATTGCGATTAATTTGCCATCCGCAGTATTTCTATTTGTAACATCACCACTACCTACAAATTCTTGACGGTAAATGAGTAAACCATTAGTAGTGGAACTTCTACTCAAAGTTAAAGAAATATGAGTTACATCATTCATATTATCAAGAGTGGTATTTTTTGTTCCAGATATTGGTGTCATCGATACAGCAGCACCAACTTGACCTGTTGATAAATTATATTCAGACACCCAATAATAATATGTTCTAGCAGTTGAACCACCTTCTGTAGGAATTGAAGTAACAGTCATTGTATCTGCTGCTAAAGGAACAGTGGATCCAATACTTGTATTAGTAACACCAAATATTTTTACCTTATCATTCACATTAAATAATGATGTTGAAACACCCGTTATTTGTAACTTACCATCTACAGTTGAGGCAGTTCCTTCATAAATTGTGCCATCATTACTTATTCCAAGACTTCTTGCGGGTGATTGTGTAATTTCAATACTATCGATTAACTCATATCCAGTTCCTTCCTCATTAACTCTTATAATTCTATTAGGAGCAAAAGATGATTCATTTTCTATTCCAACTGGTAAATCAAATAATTGAAAATTTTCATAACTATCAGCAGATATGCTTCCACTTGCCTCAAAATTAGAAACATTTAATTTTCCAGAAATATTCACATCTGATGAAAATGTGGCAGTTGATCCCACAGATAAAAATCCATCCGTAATTAAATTTTTTGCCTTTACATTGTCTTCATTAAAATCATAAAATAATTTACTTGTAATGTATAAAGTTTCAAATACAGAATCTCCTTGATTTACATTTAAATTTTCTATTGGAAATTGAGACATAATACTATCCTATCCGAATTTTCCTACACCTTTAGTGACACCACTCACTAAACTATCAATTACATAACTACCACTAAATGCCTGAAATATATTACTAGTGCGAAGGAGATCTCCAATATTACCTCCACGACAACTAGCATTAATTTTTTGAGCGACAAGATCAATTTTATCGGTTCTTCCCCTCTGTTCATAACCAATTCTTACTTTACCACCCTGTAACACAAGTTGATCTGTTGCTTCTAAACAAATGTTTTTACCTTTAATTCTAACCCAACTACCTTCAGCATTTATCGCTATTTCTCCTTTATGAGAAACTAATTGATAACTAATGTCATTTACATTATTTTTTATTCCACATTCTACTTGAAGTCTTTTTTCAGCGTAGATTCTTGATAAACCACTACCATCATGTAATGATTGATTATATCGAACACCATCATCTGTTATAGACTCTAAGATATATGCAGAAGGTCCAGGAAAACCTACTTTATTACCTCCAGTTTCGATCAATAATTTTTGACCAAATATTTCATATTGCCTAGCTTGATCTGACATATTTTAATTTGTCCTTGGGAAATTACCAACACACTGAACTCTTTGTAAAACTTGTTCAGATACAACTCTTTTTCTAACTTTCAATACTGGACGAAGAACAGCATTTACACCAGTTTTTGATTTTATGTTTAAAGTAGGAAGATCATCATAACCAATTTGTTCGATAATATCTACACCAGTAATAGTTCCGAAATTAGGACTATTAATATCATTATTAATTATTAAAGACATGTCATCATTCTCTAAATCATCTTCTTCAGGATTGAAATTACTTCCACCATTATCAACTATAACTTTATCAACATATACCTCAGAGTTATTACTATCTAAAATAGTAACACCATCTACATTTTCTTCGTCAACTATAGAATATCCATCCGTCGGATAATTTGTACCAGGTGATGTAATGATAATATCAATTAACTGACCATAGGTGGGAGAATTTTGATTTGTATCAATCACTGCTTTACCATATGCCCCATACCCCTGATTACAATTATCCGAAAATGATATTAATGGAGCCTCAGTATATCCTTCACCTGGCGATGTGATGTTAACACCTAAAATACTACCAGTTCTTTTAATATCTCCATAAATGTCATCTTTATCTAAATTATCAACAAATTTTCCAAGTATCACCTCACCAGTGGCACCTCTACCACCAGCACCACCAAAAATTTCAACTTTTGGTGCTCCACAAGCAAAAACATTTCCAGTATAACAATTACCTATACCGTGATTACCAGCTTCATTAATTTTAGATCCAAAAATACTCCATTGTCCATAGTTTTTTTCAAAATTACTTAAACCACTAGAAATACCATCTAAAGCACTTGTAGCTGAATTAGCAGCAGTGATTGCTGCATTTATTTTTTTATTTTTTTCAATTTCACTTTTACTTGCTTTTGGACCAGCATCAATCACAAACTTACTAGTTGCGTTTGTAGGTGATTGCTCACCACAACTGAATAAACTGCCAACCTTTTTCATCGTATTTAATCCACCAAATATTGCCTGTTTAACATTAAATGAAGATTTAAGTATTGATGATATTGGATTTAAAAGAGGTCCTATTAAACCGTCAATCAATCCTGTTATCTTCCCAACTAATCCACCAACAAATTGTTGGACAGCACAAGATGCAGCATTAATAACATTTTTCATCATACCCGTAATCATATCTTTAATTGTTGAAACTAATGCGTTTCCAACTTTAGATGTCAGACAATCCATCCCATTAAACAAACTTTTTGCTGGAGGGATTAAACTTTTTTGTATGGAGGTTATTATTTTGACTGCCAAAGCTGGATTTGTAGGGTATAAGGCAAATATTTGGGTTGCTTGTGCGGCCATACCACTTTTCATAAATCCAACCATTGAATCTGATAACCCGTTACCAATTTGACCTATGAATTGATTTGAAGACGCACTTACTTTACTAACTATGTCATTAATTTCAGATGAAAGATTTAGTCCAGAGGTTCCGATTTTTGTAACTCTATCAAAAAAATTACCCATATCAGCTTCTACTTGATCATAAAATCCATTTCCAGAAGCGTCAGCCATAATAATTGATTGTCCTGTAGTCTCTGAAGCTGATCCTACATTTTCCTTACCACTTCTTTTGTAATTTTCTTGAAATCTTCGATTACGTTCTTTTTTTTCCTTTTCTGATAAATTTTGAAGTTCTTCAGATGTACGAGGAAAAATACTTTTTAATTGAGGATAGTCCTCCTGAAATCTAGAAATTATATTCTGACTCGTATCATCTAAAGGATTATCTTTAATCATATTAACAGCATAATCTAATGTGCGTCCAGATAAAAATTCTGGAGGTAAACTTTTGCCTCTAAAAATTTCAGTAGTTTCGTTTTCCCGTATTTCAGACATTAGGAGAATTTGCTTTGTTAGTTATTTATTAGAAAAGAGTGAAAGACTCTTGATCTTTGATTCTTTCTTCAGACCATTTTGGATTGATACTAACCCCATCTTCAAGATATTTTGGTGTAATTTGAAAATCAGTGTCAAGATCATAATCAATATTTTCTTGAGCACTGTCTCCAATACTATAAAGTAATTCTTTTTTAACAGATTGATCCTCTCTCTCTGTGCTTGTGATAATTTGACTAACTTCTTTAGCATTTAAATTATTTTTTTCTGCGACTTGATTAATAAAATTACTATTTTCACCTCTAGATTTAAATAATATATCTTCCCTCAATTTTTCATCTTGATCATGAAATATAACACCACCTTGACTCTCTTTCAATTTTTCAACTTCTTCTTCATATTTTTTTCTTGCTGCACGTCTATCAGCAACAGTTTGTTTTGTTGAAGTTGAAGTTTGTCCACTGTCAATTATTTCTTGACCTTTATCTGTTATAGGAGTTGGGGGATCTTTAATTGCGTCAACTTTTGGTTCTTCATTAGGATCAATTCCTAACTGATCACTCATAGCACTTGTATTTACAGATTTCCCTTTTCCAGATCCTTTAGACGCAGTTGAAGCATCTAACGCTGGTATATTTGGACCATCTTTTTCATTTGCTTCTTGACGACCAGTTAATCCTGGTTTCTTTTCAGATGTAAAACCACTTAATACCTGCGGATTATCTTTTGTAGCATCAGTGCGTCCTAATGATCCTATAATTACTGGGAATCCATCATCGGGTGCCATATAAAATCCAAAAACAGTATCTCCTTGTGATATTCTCAAAGTTTTATATCCAGCTGCTGCTCCAGTTCCTGCTGTATTTGGAATCATACAAGTTGCATATACAACATCACTATCTGTAATCTCATCATCAGCATAGGCACCAAATATTCTAACTTTATATCTCCACCCCCATGATCCAGTACCACTTGCTTGTTCTTCCTGTGCTTCATAACTGACGACACGACCTAACCAGAATTTAACGTCCTCACCAAAAAAAGTTGATTTTTGCTTACTATTGTTCATATCTAACCTTTATTAGTATGTAGTCCATAAGTATCACGAACAACGGTCATAGATGTAAAAGACCTATCAGTATTAAAACTATGACACAAATGAAGTATTAAATAATTTCCGCTTTGTTGTTGACTCACAGATCCCTCCTCCTTTTTTTCACCAGGAAATTCAATTTCACATCGAATAACTTCACCTGCCTTTAACTCAAGATTACATGGAACTTGAATAAACATCATTTGAGTATGTAAAAGATTATACCTTGCTCTTGAAGTAGCTAACCATTCTCTTGGATCATTATTTGGATTAACATCAACTCCTGGTTCTTGACTACCAATATCTAAAATATGCATATTTACTTTTGTGAAACTTTTAATTCTATCTTCTAAAGAAAGTTTAGGTTTACCTAAAGTTTTTTTCAAACCACCCTTTTCTAATTTAAATGTTCTTTCATCCTTTTTTTGTGTTCTTGGATCATAAAATATATTATGACTGTAATAGTGCCCTTCTTTTAATGCGGTAAGAACATCTTGATCTTTTGTAAATCTTGGTTCAATTAAAATTTTAAAATCATTTTCTGCAGAGTTTGTTAAAACACCATCATAGAAATAAGTATGACTTGTTTTATATGATGCATCTGATTTTATTTTGTCAATACCTTCTTCAATCAATTTATCAATAGATCTAAAATTAAATCCATCCTGTGTTTCGTAAAAGAAATAACCAGCATCACCATTTTCTGGTACTGATCTTCGACAAAGATCGTTAATTATATCTAACCCACCTCTTCTTTTACCTACAAAAGAATAAGAATTTTTAGTTTTATCAATTTTAATTCTATTATTAGTTATTTTAAGATCATTAGTTAATATTTTAGTAACTGTCTCACTTATAACTCCTTTGAATTTTCTTGCGATTGGAGAATCATTATTTGTAATAGCAGATGCTGAGTTCATGGATAAAAAAACTGTTTGTCTATTTGATTCTTGAGATATAACTGGTGCTGAATTTATTTTTAATGGATTTTTTTTAAAATCTAAAGTTCCAAATTTAGATTCAATTTTGATTTCAACATTCTCTAACCCAGTGATTGGTAATCCATCATGTATATTAGTTAATCTTTCATTTGAATCTTGCTCTTTATCAGCTTTAATTGATCCTCCAGAATCTATAAATGATAAAGTAGCAGTAACTATTGGAGAATATAAACTCTCATAATAATTAAATTGAATTGTTTTCGCCTGAATATTTGCTGTCTTACCATCTTTATTGATGACTAAATGAGAATATTTTGATGAAGCTGATGCACTCATGGTTTAAACTGCTACGGTTACTGGTACGACTTTTGTTTTTTCCTTGGTTTTTGTAAGAACTATAATTTGTCTACCCTCAGTAATATTTGAATCATACTTTAAATTATTTGAAGAAATTTCATTTTTTTGTGGCATGACACCTTTAATAGTATTTACACTTGAACTTAATTCTTTAATCTGTCCATATTTTTGTACTTTTTCTTTTTCTGACATATTAGCAAACGTATTGTATTCATCAGTAGAAACTTCTTTTTCATTGATATATGTTTTACCAGTTTTCATATCAAATCTACCACTGACTGTTCTTGATACTGAAATTTTTTTATTTGTGGTAGTAGTTACATTATCTGATTTTTTGTCATCAATTATTTGTTCATCTAGTGATTTTGATAATTCTTTCTTTTCATTTTTTTCTACGTTATCACTTTCTTTTTTTAATTGATCCGTATCTTTATCAAATTCAAGGGACTTTTCATCATCAGATTCTTTTACGTTTGGTTTATCTAACTTTTTTTTACCTTGTAGTGCCTCTTTAATTTTTTTTATCAATCCAGTTATCGGTTCTACTATCTTTTTTAACTTACTACTATCAAGTTCAGACACCATCTTTTTAGTTTTATCTTGATCCTTCTCTTGTTTTTCAACATTAACCTTACCAATCAAAGATAGTAAACCCATAACACCATCTTTTAAAACATTTACAAACTTTCCAAGTAAATCAAATATACCTTTATTATCTTCATAAAATTTATTAATTTTTTCCTGTAAATCTGTATATATTGCCTTGACTTTATCAATTATGGTTTTGATATTATTAATTATAATTCCAGCAGTAATTAATCCTAAAACTTCAAAGATTCGAGAAAACATACTTCCTGTCTTTTGAGATATTTTTTTTCCAGTTGATTTAAATTTAGATACAAGAGGAGTTTCAATTTTCTTTTCTTTATTTGATAATTCTTTTTGTCTTAAATCAGCATCCATTATTTTTCTATTTGATGCTTGAATTTTAATTAATTTTTTATTACTTTTAAGAAGTGTACTCTTAATATTAGTAACATTTAATTTTAGTTTTTTAATACTTGCTGTTTTCATATTATTCTATTATCTGATGTATCTTTGGTGTTTCAAACATATAATCATTCAGTCTGTTAATAGAGTTTACAACTTCAATTTCATTAACTTCTCCACCTGATGGATCTATATCACCAACAGTATCAACCTCTCTCTCTGTTCCTAAATCCATATTTAACATGGAAGGAACTGAAAAAGTTTTAATTGGTGTTATATCTTTAACATTTGTATCAGTAGTCTTTTTATCTGCGGATACAGGAGTAATATTACTCATATCACCTGTTGAACCCGAATAATTAGTTTTTGCCTCTTTTCTTAAACGTTTTTTCTCAGCATTAACTATTTGTTGGGTTTCTTTTCTAAATTCTTTTATTAACTTTTTTCTTTTTTTTAGATCCTTGACAGACATAATTTTTGCCCACTCAGGATTATCCATAGATTCTCTTTCTTTTGTAACTCTATCAAAAGTTTCTCTTATATCTTTATTTTTTTGTTTAGTAATGTCTTTAATACGTTGGTCTTCTGCCTTAAATGCGTCAACAGCAGCTTTTTCTGATTCAGTCAAATCCTCAGTTTTAACAAATACTTTTTTACCATCACGCATTACATCAGCACCTCTATCACCCACAACTTTTACAACATTTGACTCTTTTAATTTTTCTCTGTTTTTTTCTCTTGCCTCTTGAGCATCCTTTCCTCCTCTTATTTGAGTTATCAAGAATTTACCACCTTTATATACTAACACACCCGCAGCAATCGCAGCAATTGCTTTTAGTGCCAATGGACTTGCTAAAATTCCAATTACAGTTCCAACAGTTTTTACGATACCAATGATTGTTCCTAAAACTTTAAGACCTACTAATCCAGCACCAATTCCCAATACCCACTTCCATTTGCTTGCGATGAACTTAAAGAAATTACTTAGTTTTTCTCGATTTTCCTCATTTTTTAACCAATCAAATGCATTGTTTGCTAAAATACCAAAACCAATAAATTTTAATGATTCGGCAATACCTGAAAAAATATTTCCGATTGGAGAAGTTACTTTAGATACTCCTTGATTAATACTTTCTCCTACTTTTTTTCCAACCTTTTTAACATTTTCTAATTTAGATTCTGATTTATCTTGTCTTTCTTCTGCCTTATCTGATCTTAATCTGTCATTTTCCTCTTTCTCTTGAGAAATTCTATAGTTGTAATCTCTCTCTATTATTTTTCCAATATCTTCAATTGTCTTATTAGTTTCCTCTAATGGATCTTCCTTCCCACCATAACTATCTTTAGCTTGTAATATATTTTTTAGTAAAGTAATTTTTTTCGAGTTAATGGCAACCTTCTCTTTGAGGTTTGCCATCATCTTAAATACGTTTTTAGATTTTTTCTTTTCCTCTTTTAAATCAATTTCTGCCTTAATTTGTCCGAATGATTTTGCATCACTTCTTCTTTTTCTTGCCTTTCTTCCACCATCTATAATAGTATCATTGTCTATAGATATGCGTTTTGAACCTGTAGGAATTAGTCCACTACCAGAAATTTTCGGTACAATACCTCCACTACCACTGAATGGAGATTTCATATTTCTCACATTTAATTTTGGCCTACCAGACATGGCAGCCATTTTATTGCTAAAATTTTCATATACTGGAGATGACTCATCCATTGCTTTGCTGTGCCTTTAAGTTTTCTTCTTCAACATGTTGTCTCAATAGAGAAAGATACACTTCCCTTTCCCAAGGAATCATATTTTCAATCTCTGTCAATGAATATTTATGATGCTGCATCAACGCAAAATTAATTTTAAAGTATGACTCAAGGTCAGTATGAGCCATACTTAAGTGAAAAAAGCAGCTAAACCCTCCAATACAACGTCTGACTTAACTTTTGTTTTTGGGTTATTAACCTTTACAGTGTGAGATAATTTAGGCATTGTATCAAAAAACTTTTCAACTTCTTTAAATTGTTTAGTGTTCAATTGCTCTATAAACTCCTCTAATTCTTCTGTCGTAGAATCATTTGCATCCCAACTTTCCTCATTATCATAAATCATTTCAATACATGAGGTGATCATACTTAGTGATTTTGACACGTCACTTGTGTCGCCACCAACCTCAAAATTGTTTTCAACAAATTTACTCAACTCAGGATACTTAAGTTTCATTGAATACTGATCATCTAATTTTATAATATTTTGATGACCTTTTGTTTTCTTAACTTTAATCGCATCAATTGGAATTTCCATTTCAACAGAAGTTTCACCATCATCAGGACAAGTTACATTGACATCAACTGTCTCTCCAACAGATTTAGCACGAACATTTAAAAACAAATATTCAATATCAAAAGTTGCTAATTTTGTAATTTCAACCCCCTTTGTCATAACACAAGAATTTAATATGTCAATAATCGCATCAGTAATTTGTTTCATATCCTGAGATTCTAGTGCGATAATCAGAATTTTTTCTTCTCTAACTAGAAAAGGACGATATTTAATTTTTTTATTATTAGATGGTAATACCAACTCATATGTTGGGGTATTAATTTTTGGTAAAGGCATAATAATCCTATTACAATTCAGTAAATCTATTTAGGGAGTTAAAAAAGATTTGAAATTGAACCAAATAAATTACTAAAAAGTAAATCATATTGTGATTCATTAATTCTTTTTATTATATATCTGTCATAATTAAAACTTACAGATACTTTTAATAATTCAGCTGCTCCATATGTAACTGGTATTGGAGTAACTGATTTTGGAAATGCGTTCATAAACTGATATTGTATTTCTTGATCATAGTTTCTCTCAAACTTTGTAATTGTCATTGTATCTACTTTATAATCATCTGGATATTTCATTCTTCTATAATATGGTTTCACACGATCAGTCACTCCTTGTCTCTCAGAACCACTTGAAATATAATCCATCCAACCCTCAAAAAACCTTAACATTGTATAATTATTATCAACATAGAAAGTAAAATCAATATCAGTATATAAACGAGTATGTGCAAACTCTTGAGGAACTCCCATAAAATTATCTTTCACTTCTGCTGTTGCAAATGCTGATGCTGGTAAGGAAGCATCACTACAAAGGAGTCCAGAAGTTCTTGATATAAATTCATTAATATCATTGAATCCAGTTGATCTCTCAAGATATCTCATGATTGTAGGTTTTAATGAGGAAAAATTCACAATATAATGATTATTCAATGCGACATTACCAAACGTTTGTTTGGCTTGTGTCATTGTAATTTTTCTTGCGAAGGATTCTGCCACTCTAAATACCTTATATAAATTATTGTATTATTATCTATTTAGATGTCATACAAAGGTAAATATAGACCGAGATGTCCCTACAAGTATAAGGGTGATCCAACGAACATTATCTATAGGTCTTTGTGGGAATTAAAATTCATGAAATATTGTGATACAACACCATCTATATTAAAATGGTCATCTGAAGAAATCGCAATTCCATACAAGTCTCCAATCGATAATCGTGTTCATCGTTACTTTCCAGATTTTTATGTAAAAGTGAAAGAAAGTAGTGGAAAAATAGTTCATAAATTAATTGAAGTTAAACCATCTAAACAAACTACACCTCCAAAAAAACCAAAAAGACAAACTAAGGGATATATCTATGAGGTTCGTGAATATGCGAAAAATATGGCAAAATGGAAAGCTGGTGATGAATTTTGTAAGGATCGATTATGGAAATTTCAAGTATTAACAGAACACGAATTAGGAATTAAATGAGTCGTATCAACACAATAAGAGATAAACTGATTGGAATCGAAGATCCTGATGATTTAATGGCTCAAATTTTAGAAGTTTTATCAAGCACAACAACAATTCCTGATGTTGGTAGCATATATACTTTTGTCTATGCACCAAAAACACCAAATCTTCAATATGATGCTCACCCTTTAGTTGCAGTAAGTGATATATTTCAATGGGGTTTCCGTGGAATTAATTTTCATTGGGGTCAAAGTAGACAATATACATGGCAAGAAGTAGTCGGATCTCTACACATCGTTAATTCTGATGAGTTACAAGATCTTATTTCAATACCTTATGGTAAAATTGGACTAAATAATTAAAAAATTTTTAAAATTAGTAAATGCCTAAATTTTTAGAAAATTTATATCAAGGTGGTGGTGGTGGTAGTAATATACTAAGATACCCTTATGAAGCACTTTCTTCTGTCACTGACTATCTGCAGATTGATATCTTAGAGTATGTTCCTGTGTCAAAAAATAGTCAGAATACAAGTGGAACTGGTAGTTTAGTAAGTGGTCCTGGAAGTCGAAGAAATAGTTTAAATAACCGAGTTGGATATAGATCTATTGGAGGATTAACAAATCGTGTGTTAAAAGATACTGGAACAATTTTGCTTCAAATTCCATCACAAGTTCAAGATGGTAATAGTGCTAGTTACGGTGATAGTAAAATGAATGGTCTTGTAGCTGCTGCAGCACAAGGAGCAACAGATATAATGAAAGGTATCAAATTTGATGATATGAAGGGATCAATTGAAGCTGTTGGAAATAAACTTAAAGATACTGGAAGCACTGCCATGAAGGGAGTTGGTGGTACAGAAGGAATTTCAGATATCGCAACTAAATTTATGACTTCAAAAGCTGTGGGTGCTCTTGGTGGTAATGTTTCAGTCAATCAATTACTAGCAAGACAAAGTGGAGAGATATTTAATCCAAATATGGAACTTCTTTTCAATGGTCCGACACTTAGAAATTTTCGTTTTTCATTTAAAATGACTCCAAGAAGTAGTGCCGAGGCAGAACAAGTTAAATTAATCATAAGATCATTTAAAAGAAATATGGCACCCAAAACTGGTGAGGCATCTGCAAAATCTGGATCAAGAGGTAATTTCTTCTTAAAGTCACCTAATATATTTGAACTTAGATATCGAAGTGGTAATCAAGATCATCCATTTTTACATAAGTTTAAACAATGTTTTCTTACAGATGTATCTGTTAATTATACTGGAGAAGGTGTATATGCAACTTATGAAGACGCAACACCAGTGTCTATGATTCTAGACTTATCATTCAAAGAACTTGAACCAGTATATGATGTGGATTATGATTCTGAGCAAGGACAAGGAGGAGTTGGATACTAATGGGATATTTCAGAGAACTACCAAATATGCGTTATCCTTCTTTTTTGCCCGACAAAAATTCATCCCTTGAATTTGTCGAAACAAAAAATTTATTTCGCAGAATAAAACTTAGAGATGATTTTAAAAATATTATTACTTTATTTGATAGATTTGAAATACCAGAGGGTTTAAGACCAGATACAGTTGCTGAAGGACTATACGGAAGTGATGAATTAGATTGGGTTGTTTTAATTACAGCGGGAATTACAAATGTAAGAAATCAATGGCCATTATCAAGTAAAGAGGTTTATGATTATTCTCTTGACAAATATGGTACAGATTTAGATAATCCAAGATATTGGGTCACAAAAGAAATTAAAGATAGTAAGGGAAAATTGATAATGGCAAAAGATAATATTGTTGATCCTGATTTTTCAATAACTTTTTATGACAGTAGTTTATCAATTAACGTTACAAAATCTGGTTCTGAAGCTAGAACCTCAGTTTCAAATTACGAATATGAGACATTGTTAAATGATAAGAAAAGAAATATTTTTGTTCTTAAACCAGAATTCTTACAACAATTCTTAAATGACTTTCGAGATCTTATGGTATATGATTCTTCTTCACAATTTATTAATGACAACATGATTGAAACAGAAAATACATCAATTACATTGCCATAAAAAAGGGGGTTTGACCCCCCCCCTAAAATTATTCTTCTGCGAGTCGAGCAAAATAAGATAACGTTTCATCATCCTCATCTACTGAATTACTTACAGAAACTGGTTCTGGTTTAGATTCTTGTACATAATCTCTAGTATTTGATTTAAAAGAACCACGTCCTTCACCTTCATCCTCTAATTCAAAATCTTCTGCTTGTTTTGCAGGATTTGAAATACGAAGCACGGACTCAAGACGTTTTTTAAGTTCATCATATGTTTTAAACTGATCACTTGCGACTAATTCTGCGAGAGAAAATTCTTTTTTCCATAAA